ATTAATAACTTAAGCTGCTACGAGACCGACCTTGAGTTGGAAGTAGACAGCAAAATCGAAGAGGTGGAAACATATGGACTTATTTACAATACCTAATTTAAGCGCTAGCCAAGTATCAAAGCGCAAACCATGGGAGGTTGATTTTGAACTCCCAGAATTTAGGGATAGCAACGAATATAAACAATGGGCGGCCAGGCCGAGCACAAGGTATCTAGCTTATAGTACCTGTGAAGGCATTGACCCTAACCAGCGAGTATCGAGCAATAACCCGGTCAGATTTTTGCACGGGGTATCAGCCGATTGGGATGCTAGATTTACGGATGAACAGTTTGAAGAAATTGTCCGTCGATTGATCGATCATGAATATCCAGTCAATTATATTAGCCGAAGCTATTCCGGAGGCATCCATGCGGTTTGGTTTTTCGAGGCCCCGCTATTCATGCACGGATCTCAGAGCAATACACGATTCCTGAAGCGTTTGGCCAAAGAGCTGAAGCTTGAGGGACGGGACGCGATTGCTCGGGGTTTCGATCTAGGAAACTTTGAAAAGCAGCATTATCTGCTTCATGGTGGAGATTGGCGACCGGTCAGCCCTAAAGCTCGGATCAGTGCAGACATGCTACATTTCTGGCAGTATGAAACATCTAAGTCAGCTGACTTTCGTGGACAAGGTCCTGAGATTCCATTGAACACCGTATTCGAAGAGGTTCAACGGGCTTGGCCCGATCATCAATGGCCTGGAGAATTTGTGGAAGGTTCTCGCGGTCCAACCTTTTGGGATCCGGGCGGACAGCACAAGACTACTAATTCTGCGATCGTCAGGGATACAGGCATGCAAGTGTTCAACATGGCGAAAGGTTTCTACACCTGGAGCGAGGTTCTGAGCCCTGCGTTTGTTCGTCAGTTTGAAGTTGGACGGATTGGTAAAGCGATTGATGGCTATTGGTTCGATGGAAAAAACTATTATGTTCAAGATGGGTCTGGTGGATTCTTTGTAAATAATAAGGAAGAATGTCTTCTAGACCTTCAATGCCGAAACGATCTTAGCTCACGCCCCGGACGCAATGAGAATGTATCCGAGAGTAAACGAGCATTGCACTCGATCATTACTGGTAAACGAGTAGAGGCTGGACTTCCTTTTTGTTTTATTAAGAGCCCGATTGTAACCCATGAAAACCGTAGGTATTTCAACACGGCAAGGGTACAACCTATTACCCCAACCGATTTCGAGGTTACTCCCGAAAAGGATTTTCCCGAGATCTGGAAATGGATGAATTACATGCTCGGAGATGAGCAGATTAATCATGAGCTGGATTGGTTAGCCTACTCGTATTCAAATGCCCATGCTGGAAAGCCTAAGCGTGGCCATGCACACTTCCTTGTTGGTCCTCCTAACTGCGGAAAGACCTTTTTCAATACGCAGGTTCTTGGGAAGTTATTTGGTGGCGGGATCAAGGCATCAGATTATTTAACCGGTAAATCAGAATGGACTGAGCATTTGTTTGAATACGGTGCTTGGCTTGTTGACGATGAGGCTCCGAGTGCGAGCAATGCTATGCACACGGCCTTTACCGCCAAGCTGAAGGAGCATATCGCCAATGATACATTTCTGATCAATGGTAAGTTTAAGAAGTCGGGTCGTGTATTTTGGCGCGGACGGATTAGCTGCACATTGAATGATGACCCGGTATCGATGCGACTTCTCCCTGATTTGGACATGAGCATTAAGGACAAACTCATGGTCTTCAAATGCCGTGACGGGTATGATTTCTTTCCCGGTATTAAGGATGTAATCGCTAAAGAGCTTCCGGCCTTTGCCCGTTGGCTTTTGGACTACGAGATTCCACAAGAGCGCTTTGACGTACGGTTTGGAGTCCAAGCATACATCAATCCGGGCCTTGAAGCGATTGCGAAGGCCGATAGTCGCTACAGCCACATCATCGAGATTCTGGCTATGTTCAGAGCAACGCTCGGGGACGATGCCTGGGAAGGTACTTGTTCCGAGTTGATGGTTGTTCTTTCCGCGAATGAGAATAATCGAGTACTTCTCAAGGAGCTCAACCCGAAGAAGCTAGGCTGGGGTCTTAGTCACATGACATCAAAAGGCTTTGATTGGGTTGGTCGTAGCGATCAAGTTCAATACGGCTGGAAGATTTTTGGAAATGGCTAAATCCGAAATGAAAGCGCTCGGCACCTTGTTCGAGCAGAGGTTCGTGCTCAAATGTCTTGAGCACGGGCTTCACGCTTTTAGTCCGATCGAGGAAGGGCTGCCTCAGGACATGCTTGTCATGAATCACGCAAACGAAGTTCTGCGGGTTCAGATCAAAGGAACTAAGACACCTGTTAAAAAGTGGAAGACTGATCGGTATAAAATCACCGCGGGCACAGGGAACAACAGCAAGAAAGCGATCGATTGCGATCGCATCGATATTGTTGTAGCTCATGTCGATCCTGACATCTGGTACATCGTTCCATGCCCCGAGCTTAAGTCGGTTAGCATGTGGCTCTACCCTAATGCCGAAAACTCTGTTGGTCAGTACGAACGCTTTCGCGATCGTTGGGATTTATTAACGGGGCACGGAGAAATAGCCGTTACGACGCAAACGGACACGCACAGTTTCCTCGGAGACACCGAGAATGCCCGCTATGATAGTTGGACTCAGACCGGCCTCGAATCGTGCGAAGATCATATTTGAATAGAACCGCATTCGCTTTTTCATTTTCTTTTGATCCGCCAGGAATAGGTATCCTTTTTTCCTAGGCTTTTGAGACTCTGGAGTCTCTAAAGAAAACGCCGCCCGAACTTCATCTGCTGAAAGCCCTAGTTTATCTAGGACCTTGCTTGGCTCAGGACTTTTCTGCTTCTTCTTTTTCGGCATCGATTCTAAAAGCTGTAGATACCGATTGCTTGGCGGGGAATTCAACAACTCCTTCCGACCAGATATCAGTGCTCGCCTTATCGAATTCGAAATGCACCCGAAAAATAATATCGGCAGTCATTTCATTCTCTAATGCACACAATCGAACCTGTGGAATTAACTCCTCAGCAATCTCTTTTGCCTGCAAAGATACAGCGTTTAACATGTCGTTTTCACTAGCCTTTTGAGCTTCTAACCAATCCTTCATAGTCCCTCCATTTTTGTTGCAGTGGTCACAAAGTCGCTACATTATGACCATTTCAACGAGTATAACATTGCAACACACCACTGTCAACTTGCTGAATATCAACAACTTGCCCGGATGGCGGAATTGGTAGACGCGCTGGATTCAAAATTTGATATAAAGCACTAGTTGTAGGGGGTTTATGCAAAAACCCTAGACAAAATGAGAGAACACACAAAATATAGTGCTATGAACCACACACCAAGTAGTCACAAAGTCGCTACAGCACTTCGAGCAAAATCGAGAACTGGTACGCGAATCTATAAACGCAGCAAGAATGGAGGTTGGAATTTCAAGACCAAAGCGAATGGAAAAGTAAGATATTTCCCGCTCGGAATTGATAAAACCCAAGCACTTTCTTTGGCCGATCAGATACGAGCACATTTAATACTTCACCCGTTTCGGGATGTGCAAGCGATGTTTAATAAAAAAGCATTCGCATTGACCAAGCCAAAACCTCCGACCTTAGGCCAATGTCTTGAGGCCCTAGCGATGAATCAAGTATCCGCAGGAATTACCGATACGACATTGACCGGATATAGACAGGCGATTACTCGGTTGATTAAACAAGTCATCGGAAAAGTTCCGGACGACAGTTTTGATCTGTCCCTAATCGACGAGGATTTTATCCGAGAATATAAAAACCAAGCGCTTTCGGGCATTAGGGATGAGTCAAAGATCGCAAGTCGTAAGCGAACGGTCAATAGTCTCATGCGTCAGGTTAAGGCTATCTTTGCCCGGCCTCGTATATTCAAAGATTATGATATGGCATTCGTTGAAGCGATTAGATCTGAAGAGTTCTACAAGAAACTAAAAAAGCAGTACCATCTACCAGCTGAAGATCTGATTGAAAAAACATTTACTTTGTTTGCCGAGTCAGAGGGCGACATATTTACGATGCTTGGATTGAGCTTACATTTCGGGTTGCGTAGAAACGAAGCATTTCATTGTCGTCGAGAATGGTTTGATTTAGACGGTGATCGGGCTCGCATTACTGTGGCTGCGGATAGAGACTTCAGGCCGAAAGGTGGGCACGAAGGTTTTACTCTTGGAAGCAAGGTGATCGCTAAATCGATTTTGAATAAAGCGTCGGGCGATGATTTATTAATTACTACCCGAGCGGATTATGGACGGGTACTCTTTGACGATTTAATTAAAAAGCTTCGATCAATTGGATGGGAGCGATCCAGTCCCTTGCACGAATTAAGAAAATTGTTTGGGTCTTATGTAGCTACTACTGAAGGAATTTACATATCTCAAAAGTTCCTGAGACATGCAGATGCAAGTACGACTAACGATAGTTACGCCGATGTCATGGCTAACGATAAGATCAAAGCGTTATGGGCTGCCTGACCAAATTATGGCCAGCTTTATGAGCATGAACATAATGTCTAGGATTGCTTCGCGCTCCAGGAAGAACATGACCATCACGACAATCCAATAGACCTCGCGTTGGACATTGTGCATCGCTAGAACGATTTTCCTATGTTGTAACCAACTGCCATTTCGCGCATCGCCCATGGATAATTTTCATGGGTTGCTACAAATAGTTTAAGTTTAAATCTTCGGCCTCGCAGATTGGTAAATACTTTTACGATCTCTTTGATCGGTCCTTTGTACTGCCCGGATACTTTACCTGAATCGTTTTGAATATATAGCCAAGCATGTCCGATTGAATTTGTATGGAACGAAAGGTCTATTCGATAAACCTCTTTCTCCGCAGATTCAGATCCGAAATGCATCCAGTTTGTTTCTGCAATCGAAAGGTAGCAGTCTTTAAACCATAAAGGATCCGATATGGTGCCCTTCCCTACGCTTGCATCTGTAAATGGACTGGGTAGATATTTCCCTCGGTATAAAAACGAACCCTCTTTATTGGCTACAATTCCTGTCTGTGTATAAGGATCAAAATTAGCGGTTGTATCTATAGGGTCTGATACTTTTTGAAATACCGGATCGTTTAAATCTAAGAGATCAGATTTAAGAATCTCTTTCTCCTCTGAAATACAGTAAACCTCTGAGGAGTTGTCCTTGATAGCGAGCGCGGTGACATCGAGCGGAAATGGCCCTGCGAGTGAACTACTCCGTTCGGTAAAACAGTAGGCTTTATATTTTGACGGCTTAGCCGCGGCTTCAATTGAATCGCTCATTATTTGTAGGGGAAGTATTTGTTAAGAGTTGCCTGCCTACGCTTACAACCTCCGCACTGTTTTATACCAAGCTTGTCGGTTACTTTTTTAATCGAGTCTCCAAGACCTTTTGATTTCTCGGGCTCCTCTGGTTTTATAGTTTTTTTATCTTCGTTCATTATACAATGGTGGCTCCTAGGTTTACGCAGTCGCACTCAGTGTACTGCATGCTTGAAGGTTCCATGCTTTCCCAGCATGTATTATTGTCGGGGGAGTAGTCATAAATACCTGCAGTATCATCGCATGGATCAGACCCGCCGGATCCGCAAGCTGCTTGGCAATCTGCGCAGCTTGAATATGTACCCATTTGCATATCATCTTCTACACACTCCCCGCCTATACAGTTAAAAGTAGCTGCTGCTTTCCAATCTTCGCACTCCTGGAGCGTGTCAAAGTCTCCCAATCCAGACCCGCTATCGCTTACACACTCGCAATTTTCTAAGTTATATTTGTTTCCGGGATCGGGCACTTCATCAGCGTCGGGGGCGCGGTCAATAAATTCAGCTTTTACGGTTATATAGTTTGTATGGTCAGTTACTAAAAGAGTGAGATCTGTAGGGTTGTCTAAAGCACCACTAACAATTTGCACTTCGCCCGCAGCAGTACCAAGCCTTTCAGACTCTGGAGTAGTGTTTAGGTGCTTAATAACCCAGCCCGTAAACGACCAACCTTCATTAGCCACAGCGGACATGGTGTAAGCGGATCCATTCATAAAATATCCGTTATCATTCCTTACAAGAATTCCTGGATGATATACGGAATTAACATGCCCGTTCCTCCCTCCGATTTCTATTCTTTGAGCTCCGACATTGTGTTTTACTCCGGATTTTTCGCTCGTAGTCCCAAAGTATCTAGTTTCTTCAACTGTGAGTAAACCTCCAGGATCGCTGTATCCGAGCTCATCACTTTGCCAACCGTTGAAGTCATCAAGGTTTGTACCCTCTTCAGATATTTCTACGACAATATATAAACTTTCTGGATCAGGGGTAAAATCGTCGGGTATAGAAGCTTGTAAATTTGTTGGCCCGAGGTACGGTGCTACAGGTGATGCACCCCATATTATTTGAACAGTTGCATCTTGATTATATGTTAAACCGTCAACCTCAGATTTATAGTACCAACGGTTTACAGAATCCCAGTAAGGATCATCGATATCGGGATTAAATATAACCTCTTCCGGTATGTATATTTTATGGAAATGTGCGTCAACGAATTGGCTGTCAACTTCTGCCCGAACACTTAAAGTCACAGGTGTTCCAGTGTTACTGTTTAAATTGTAGGAATTTAAAAACGATGTCCAGTTACCTGTATTTTTTACGGAAGAGTACCCGGTTAAATTCCAGCCCCCGACAACATTTTCAACCTTAGCGGAGAAAGGACCTAGTAGTTCAACAGCCTGCAAATTAGTTGGCCCGACTTGCGGCGGAAGTACTAGCGCATCTAAATTTGTAGGTCCGACTTCTGGAGGGAGAATTATAGCTTCTAAATTTGTAGGACCTTCAGTTGGCGGGAGAATTACTGCATCTAAATTGGTAGGACCTTCAGTTGGCGGGAGAATTACTGCCTCTAAATTGGTAGGTCCAACCTCTGGAGGTAAAACTTCTGCGTCTAAATTTGTAGGTCCAACCTCTGGCGGTAAAACTTCTGCATCTAAATTTGTAGGACCTTCAGTTGGCGGGAGAATTACTGCCTCTAGGTTTGTAGGTCCGACTTCTGGCGGGAGAATTACTGCCTCTAAATTGGTAGGTCCAACCTCTGGAGGTAAAACTTCTGCGTCTAAATTGGTAGGTCCAACTTCAGGTGGTAGAATTATAGCTTTTAGATTTGTAGGTCCAACTTCTGGTGGTAGAATTATAGCTTTTAGGTTTGTAGGTCCAACCTCTGGCGGGAGAATTACTGCCTCTAGATTTGTAGGTCCAACTTCAGGTGGAGGGAGAATTATAGCTTTTAGATTTGTAGGTCCAACTTCTGGAGGTAAAACTTCTGCATCTAGATTTGTAGGCCCAGACTCTGGCAGAAGAACTTCAGCCTCTAAATTTGTGGGCCCTTCAGTTGGTGGTAAAACTTCTGCATCTAAATTTGTGGGCCCAGACTCTGGCAGAAGAACTTCAGTCTCTAAGTTTGTAGGCCCAACTTCTGGCGGAAGAATTATAGCCTCTAGGTTTGTTGGTCCAACTTCTGGCGGAAGAACTTCAGCCTCTAAATTTGTGGGCCCAACCTCTGGCGGAAGGATTACTGCCTCTAGGTTTGTTGGTCCGAAAAACGGGGCTAGTATACGAGCTATTAAATTCCTAGGCCCCCTCAACGGGGTTCTTGGAATTAGATCAAAAGTTTTTTTTTCCTCGGACTCTACAAAGAACCAGTACATCCCGGTCTGTGGGGAGTATACAGCAAAAGATTTAGTTAGGTCTGTAGGTAATTCATCTTCCCATACGCCCTTACTTTTCCAGTTTGCTTGGTCTTCATCCGCCCGGCTTCTTAAGTCCTCCGACCCACGACTTGCGGCCTCATCCTTGTAAACTTGGCCGTCGTGCCCTACCCAATATGTCAATGATCCAGATGCTCGGGAAACAACTTTTGAATTTACAGCTGCTGAGAAATTAGTCGCTGGTGCTTGTTCAACACGATATCCAGTATTTGCTTGGTCTGGAGCGGGTGCGTAGAGAAGATGACATCCTTTGTCCGTATGGACTACTACTTGATCTCCACGGGTTGAGAGTGCTGTTATTTTGCTCGCATTCGAACCTAAAATGTCGACGGTCGAAAGTACGCCCCGGTTATAAGTTGTATCCTCAGTACTGTAAGGAGTATCTCGATACGGAGAGGTTAGGCCTGCAGGTTCTGATATGTATACGGTTAATGGTTTATCTGGATTGCCTGCTGCAAAGATTGTTTTCTTAGGTCCTTGAACAAAGAACTGACATTTTGGAAACCTTGACCATTCTTGACTGTATAAACTTTCGTCTGGAAAAACTTCAAAAGTATCGTCCGGGCCTTTACCTACAAATATTGATTCATTACTCCCATCTCCGACGGCGTAAAGTTTATTACCTATTGGAGTAATATTTGCAGGACCAGCGGTATAAAGCGATGGATCTTCAAATGTAAATTCTTCCTGCTCTGTGAAAGATTCTAGCTCGGTATGTTCAGTGGTTAATAGTGCTATATCGTGAACCTCGTTCTGTCGGGATACAAAGACTATAGAATTTCCTAATCCATCATCTGCGGAAGATATTTTATTTTGGTCACCATCCGCGACATATTGAACATCTCCAATTTTTTTCCACACAGGACCGCTACGCAAACCGCCCGGCCCGTGCGGTAAGCAACCCTCGACTAAACGAAGGGAGCCGCGATCGGCGTCATCGCGATGCGCTTCGATCCCGGTGAAGGATGGTATCCGGAAAAACCTCACCGCCTTATACTCCCCGCTTTCTCATTGTGTAGCAATCGCTTGGCATTATGAGCATGGATTAATTGTCTGCTCTACCGAGTATGTATGCGGAGTATCGGTTACGGCAGTACCGTACGGAAATGTCCTTAAAGTTTTAGAGGGATTATTTTGTGGATCCGCCCAACCAAAACTGGATCTATCCCAGGCCACGAGACCTTTATAGTACTTTTGACCCTGATACGCCCCTGGCTGATCCAGACTATACAAGCGGTTATCAATATCATCTTCTAATATTCGAGTACCGTTTTCAAAATTAGTAATGGGGTTATGACCAGGTAAGCCGGATCCGTTGTGAGCTATACTCCAATGATTCCAAGAATATGTACCTCTACTACCCACGAACTTGTTCATTGTAGGATCGCCCTGATCAATCGTTACAAAACGTTGCTCTCCACTAATACTAATATAAAGCACCCTATCTTCGTAAATTTTTTCTAAAAGCCATTGAGTTTCAGTGCCATGCAGATCGAAATAGTTGGAATTCGGGGAGATGTTGGAGTACTCATACAAGCCCATCGTATGATTTCCTTTAAAAGGATTATCCGTCCATGTAACTTCAATAAGGCATGCAGGAACGGTGCCTCCAGGTGTATATTCAGTCGTAGTACCGTTCCACAAAGTGAAGCTTCCTGGTTCAATTGTAGTATTACAAAATAGAGGAAGGGATGGAGGCTCCGGGGTGGGCTCAATATAATAGTCGCAATAGGAACTAACATCTCTTGCACCAGCAATAGTCTGCCATCTAAGACTAATAATATCTTCCCCCGCAACAGTGCCTGTATCTTGCTTATTTATCTTTATTTGAAAAGCACGCCATAAAGGGTGCGAGTTAAATATAACACCTGCATAACGACCAGAGGTTAGCGTATTACTGTTTGGATCGCTAAGAACGCGCAGGGGTTGTCCATCGTCTGTATATTGATGCTCTCCTGATGAGATTACCTCCATATGGTGATCTTTGAGCTCTTGTGTTACACGGGTAACAGAACTAGCTGATTTACCCCAATAAGTTCCACTATTAAATAATGTGCCACTATTCTTAGTTTGATTGGTCGTCCATCCATATTCTTCAGTAAATATATGAACTCCAAAAAAGCCGTAAAATATATCACCAATCCTATTTCCAGCAGCGTCGTAGTAGGGTTCAAATGTTGAAAATATAAAATCTTTTGATGAATCTCTAAAAGAATCTACTCCAGCCCCCAGTCCATAGGAGTATGTAACTTTTGTTTCGCTATGAACTTTATGAAGTCTCCAAGTTACCACACCTTTTTCTGCAAACCATTCGGTCTGCTCGCTATCTCCTGGCAATACCATACCAGTTTTTGTTCTCCACCAAAGATCCCACCCCGTGGGATTCGCGGGTGTATAATGAATTTCTATAATAGTTTCTGGAATCTTTCCAGGGTTTGAAGTCCAAGAACTTGGAAAAATACTTCCGTTATATGCAGTATCTCCCGCACAAAGAACTACTAGAGAATTATCAGTTTCTGGATCTGGTAAATCCTCTTCAATTGTTAAATCAGGATCGTCATTTATAGCATCTCCAAGTTCATCAAACAAATCATCGTATTCGGTATCTTCTGAGGTTATTGGCGCAACATCTGCACATCCGTCATCAGATTCTTCTTGAAATGCTAAACCAGATAAAATGCTTCCATCAGTTTCTCCAGGCTTAACCATAGTAACTTCTCTAATAGCTAGTTTCTGAACGCCTGAAGAAGTTGTAACCGAGTAGTAAATATTAAAAGTCTGACTATTATCCGGATCGCCTGTAAAAAATATATTATCAGGTGTAACAATATACGAGTTCCCACCACTTTCTCGCTTTACAAATATTTTTAAATCGTAGTCAGATCCCTCAATATTATAGCCTGCATCTTTAGTAATATGCGAACCGCTTTCAGAATAGTCCACACCGGCATATATAGGCACAGTACCGTCTCCTGGATATTCTATATACAGTCTCGAACAGCCGTACAACTCTAGCAAGGTCGGGCCTACTTCTATAATAACTGTTCTAGCGGCAAATCCTACGCGCTTTCCTTCTGATACCGCATAGTATAAAATTGTATAGCTCCCAACTGGTTGGGACGACCAACTATTTTCTTCTACAGAGGATACAGTTTTAACAACTAAATTTGATGCATCACTACTTAGAGCATTTGGATGACTAAGTGCATAAGCACCAGGATCTACAAATTCTTGGCCTCGGCTAATAGTTTCAACACTATTTCCATATAGATGGACAATAGGCTCAGGCGTATCATCTAAAGAACCTTCATTAGATACGGTAACTAATCTAGACTCAGTTATAGATTCAAACGGATCAGGTTTTAAGTGGGTGTATGTAATTACATACTCACCAGGAGTTGTAACATCCACGGTACCGTTTACATATGTGGTAAAGCCTTCTTTCCTTGGGGCTTTTTCTTTATACTCACCACCCAAAGATACAGTAGTTTGATATTCGTAGTTTGGCATATTATTGCGAAGTTAAGTGAAGAATAAATGATTCAGGCGGAATGCCTATAGGAGACAGTCTAATTTCATATGTTAAAGACGTACTTCCTTCGGGTATACGAATAGTGAATTCTACCGGACCGTTATTATTGCCACCTCCTCGATAAGGGTAAGCTTCCAGACTTTCTAGTTTAGACCCGTCAGAATTTGTAAAACCCAGATAAACGCCGCTCATACCCGTGGAGCCTATATACCCGTCGTTCGGAAGTGTTAACTTTACATTTACATCTGTAGTAGATGTAGTTTTAGGATATACTATTGTATCTTCATGGTCTATTTCAGATGGGGTAGAATTCCCGCTTGCTTGATAATCTATTTGAGCCGCTGTTGAACATTCGCCGAGCGGTGGATTTTCCGTATTTCCAGGTGCCGTAGATTGAATAGAAATTCCGTTGTAATCCCCTGCTCTGCTATCGACATAAAAGTCCTGACCGATAGGTAAATTGTTAACTTGATACTCGGGAACATTTATACCGAGGGCATCTAATTTAGAAACTACTCGCCCATTATTAGTACATATTACAGTTCTATCGTCTCCTTGCCCAGGGATGTATATATGTTCGGAAATAAAAGTCCAACATCTTGAACCATCGTCTAATGTATTTTCGCGGTACCTTCTAAATGAATGTTCAAACCGTACAGCATTACACACGTCGTACGGATCTTTCTCCGCATAATAAATAGTATCTTCCGGAATTAGAACATTGTTTACATAGAAATTATCGACTTTTTTACCCGCAATCTTTTCAGCCTTTAAATGACCGCCATTCGTATAAAATTGGTTTTGTAAATCCGCACCAGCCGGAATTGATTCATGAGATGATTCAAGGTTAAAACAAAACTCTCCATTTTCATATGACGATTCTGTATATATCCAAATATTTGAAGGCCTGTAGGAAAGAATTAACTCTTCAGCCACGCACCCTGAGCCGCATGAGGAATCAAAAAACTCGCCTGCTGGGTCTGGCTGACAGCCATATTCGGGATCGCAACCATATTTTAAATCTGCTCCCGGTACATTTATAGGGCCTTTTGATTCCGTTGTCGAAGATCCGAGTGCGGTCTCTGTAACCAACCCGTTCTGAATAGTAAGAGTAATATCTTGATATGTGTAATCTATGTAGTATCGAGCATCCCCCGTCTCCTCAGACTCATAGATTACATCGTACACTCCACGAACTGATATATCGGATAGCTTTGTAGCCTCTACAGTTCCGTTGTTATTAGATGCATCTAAAGATAGCCCTCTTATACGAGTATACGACGGGTTAGAAAGCGACACGGCCAGACCGTCCGTAAAATTAATCAGTGCATCGTTGCTGGAAAATATAGAGACGCTTTTTTGGTAGAATGAGCTCGCACCCCCCGAGTTTACTGATGTTTTAAAAAGTTCGGGCGTGTGGTCATCGCTTGTTCCAGCAGGTTTGGGAACTATTATACTGCCTAAAGATACGCTAGAGGCATTAGAAACAGTAGCACCAGTAAGCAGCCCTTTAGTAAATGTATAGTTTGTATTTTGTAAGCTTCCAGTAAGATTTATTTTAGTATCTCCAGAATTGCTATGGCTCGAATCTATTGAAGAACTAAGACCTGATATATTAGAAATTAATGCATCTGATCTTTCTTCTCCAAGATCTGGAAAGGTACCAATTGACATTGGCGAAATGGATACTGACCAAGATCCGGATCCAGTTGAGACAGTTGTCTCATTATTGAAAAATCCTTTATCAATAAAATTGAGCTGACTTTTAAGAGATGTAAATTCAAGACTTAAATCAATCCCGCCATTGCTATTATAATCTCCTGACCCCTCTAAATTTTGTAGCTCTTTAATATAAGATCCTGCAGATCCAAGATTTCCAGGAGTAGCTAGATCATTGAATTCAATATTAAATGAGTCAGATGCGGATTGATTTTCCTCAGCCGTATTACCCTTAAACAATCCATGATCATATTCTGAACTATTTCCAATCCAGGCCAGTCCGAGGCTTACATCGACCCCTCCCCCACTGGCTGATGATTTGCTAGCTGATATATTAAGATCCGAAGAGGATGGAACTCCGAGATCGGTCGTTCCGCTAGGAATATTTATACTACCTAAACTAACCCCGTCTAAACCCTCAATAGCTGTAGAATCTCGATACAGCCCACCCGCAAAATTTGATCGCACCTTCGATAGATTGGCAAGTAATGGAATATTATAAAGAGATACAGAATAAGTACCAGAATCTGCTCTAACATTAGATAGTGATGTAATCGGATATGGGGATATCTCCGCGGTATTTGTTAAATCAACAAGGTCGGATATTGAAACTTCTACGGATGGAATATTAAAATTAATACTGCCAGAGTTGGTAGTTGTAGAGCCTTTGTGCGTTAGTAAACCCGAGGAGTAGTTTGCAGTAAACGTGCTAGCCGATGTACCGATAGACACAGTTACGCCAGAGCTATCCGAAGTAACAGTAGCACCTGTTAAGCTAAACGCCTGCGAATCTATAGTATCAGAAGTTGTAATTAAATCCGCATTCTTCTCTGTAATAACCGGAAGGAATACTGTGCTTCCTGTCTCAAATTTCAAATCTTGGCCTAACGATACTGGATTAGTGTCGTAGACATCTAAATTAAATGTTCCGCCAATACTTACGGCAGTACCTAAGCTAATTTTTGCTGTTGAAAGAAAAGTCGAACCTAAGCTAGGAGTACCTTCTTTAAGCAAAGCTAAGTCAAAGGTTTCTCCTGATATACTTACAGTTTCAAGATTACCGCACTCTCCGTTCGAAAGCTCTAGATTTTTGGATACAAAAAGATCCGAACCAAATCCATGAGAGTTTAGATTTTTCTTATCAGCTTCAAAATTCAGCAGATTCTTTTTTTGATCTAGATGGTATCTGCTAAGCTCTTGGGATAGCTGTACAAGCTGAGCTTTGTAGCCGGCAGCGTTTTTAGATAGCGTGTTAGACAGTCCTTTGGCTAAATTAGAACTGCTTGTATCTTTGCTTTTTCTTAGAGAAGCTTCAGTCAATAACCCGTCAGCGTTTGACATGTCTGGAGATTCGTCACTTCCAATGCTCGCATAGTTTCCATTGGATGTTGACCCGGTAGATGCTTCAAATATGGAGGGGAGAACAACGGTTTCTGCAGGCTCATCCGAGCATTCGCATGAGCTCCATACAAATATTTCATAGTTTCCAACGGGTGCTGAAATACTTTCCTCAGTCTCACTTGTTGGCTCAGCAGAGGCTGGATGAACTAATGTATTATAAGCCAACCCAACATATCTACATATTTTCTTGGGGGGCTCCGGCTCCTCGGCCTCGCTACCCTCTTCCGGCTCTTCGGCTACAGGTTCGCGGCATAGTAAAATAAGAACATCTCCGTTGTTTACTTGCTGGCTGGTACCATACCTATCTGCTGCTCCCTGGACAAAGGCATCGCGGGCAAGGTCGCGGGTCATATTATTGCAGGATTTCGGAGCAATCCAATGAGTTTTAAAGCTTGGACCTGCTGTAGTCTGAACGCTTATAAAATCATCCGAGCTAGAGTCCTCATCATCATCAAAATCTTCGTCCTCCGACTCAAGACCTGCGAGCTCACGGCTTTTAAAATCGTCTATTACCCTACGAACATCGTCCTCGAAGAACGGATCGACTTCGGTCTCTTGCTCAAGGTCTTCGACCTGCGAGCTTAAAGCTGCGAGCTTAGATTCGAGCTCTTCAAACTTTTGATCATCCTCCAACATATGTAATGGCTACCTTCCAGATCTTCTCAGATCCTTTTGAAAATAGAGGAGTTATTGATGTTTTTGTTTGGCCGAAAGTACCTGAGCTGGAGGACCAGCTATAGCCTGCTTTGGTCATAGTCCAAGAGATGTTTCCTTTTATAGATTTTACGAGAGCGCCTCTAAAGTTTGCGAGATCGGAGTCTTTAAAAGGTATCACTCCATCAGAACCGGCTTTACCAGAGGGCTCCGCAGTAAAGTCAAGAATTAAGGAGTTTCCAGAAACAGAGCCAACATTCTTACCGTCAATAGACAAAGAATTGTTTCCGCCCCAAACGCTATTTTTAATAATGTTTCTAAAGTAAGTTGTTTTATCTTCTTTATCTGTAACGGCGTAATCATAGCTGACGGTTGGGCTAAAAGATACAGATGCAGATCCACCACCAATCTCCGCGAGATTCGATGGAATCGAATTAGCCCGCACAAAAAAGTTATATGTCATTGCCCGAGTCGTGTAAGAAACACTTCCAGAAGATGCTAGGGATTCCGAGGTGTACAAGCCGTTACCGTCAAAGCCTACAACATTAACCGAAGAAGTTCTATTCCTATTCCCGCTCCCAGTACCGAGAATCCAGTATGGTGCGGCATGGGTAACCCATTCGACCGTCCATACATCTAGTCCGGAACCAGCTTGGGTCATTACAGAATATCCTTCCATCCAATTCCCTGAGCTCGCAATAGCTCCGGCAAATGTTCCAAGGCTTCCGGATCCGACCTGCGGGATATCGGTACCAAATCCGTGATCAGTATCCGCATTATCGACATTATAATTCTTAGATCCTGGAGTAGCGGATCTTATCCATGCGGGTGCATACTCCCAGGGATCTTCCGCATATGTACTAGCTTGGCTAGGGTGTTTAGCCCACAAGGTTCCATATCCGAGAGCCGTATCATTATTGCGAAGAACAGCGAAGCGTTTGCGCACACGGATTAAATCATTGGTCTGTGTATACGCCTCTTGAATCGCACTCGTACTAATCTGTAAAAATTCGCGAACAAGATATGCTTTATCTAATGTCCCGCTTGCGGGAGCGAGAGTCTGCTCGATTAAATAATAATCAAGAAATTCTTCGTCCGTACTGCCATAAGGTAAGAACAACGGGTTTGTAGAATCAACAATACCAGCAAGTGTAGCCCGTGGGCCTTGGACAACATAGCGACGAGATACTTTGCTAAACCCGGTACGCTTATCAGAAGATACCTGCGGACGGCCGAGCAGCCTGATTGTCAGGTCTCTGCTCATATACTTACCAGCCCGGACGCTTGGTTAAACGAAGAGAACCTTTATGCTTTTGAGGTGAGACCAAAGTCCTAAGTCTTTTTCTAGCTTCCTCCCCTATTCGCATTAAGACTTCACGATTGTCTCCATTGTACCTTGGATCCGCGAGCATCTTAGCCTGTGCGATAGGAAATAATATATCCCATACAGTATCAGATGGCATGCGTGGTTCATCGGTATCTAGTTCAAGCTCGGAAGGTAGAACATTAGCAAAGAATTCAACCTCATATGCTTTATCAGGAATTGGATAGAGATATAATCGAGGGATTACTTTTCCATCCTCTCCCTGATTTCGGCTATCTAAATAGTACCAGATTGGACGGCCGATCTCGGGTTCATTATCTTTAAATTGTGGAAAGTTTAATCCTCTTCCGCTAGGTGCTCGAAAGTCCCAACTAAATATAGCACGCGCACGGATCTCATCCTCCGGTCCTTTCATTGGAGAGAGTGGTCCCTCTCCTAAGAGCTCAGGAATCTTATCAACCGATACAATGTTTGATGATAGTTCTACCCCAGGAATACCTTCTGGAAAGGATACTTCGAATCGTTTCTGTGCCCACATTGGACGCTTCCCATCAATTGGAAGATAGCATTCGCGGTATGCTTGGTTTACGCACATACCAACACGCTTCTGGTCAATAGGTGGGAGATCAGAAACTTCGCTCGCACCCAGCATGGACGCAAGCTGATCTTTTAGATCTAAATATGTAATGGCGGCCATTGTAACATATTACGCAGGCTGTATTTCTTTCTCTACCGGTTGCTTCTTGCGACCTTTGGCCTTTGGCTTTGTGCTTGCGACCTCTGCCTCTGCCAATGATTGCTTGATCATTCCTTCTTTTACGAGTCTAGCTTCCGGAATTTCCGGCTCGGTCTCGGGAGCAAGCCAAACGGAAAAGAACATGGTTTTGTAAAGTCTTCCCTGAGTCCGAAAGATATCATCTACCTCTTTTTGATTCTTAGGCTCATAGGCATAATGTCTAATTTCCTTATCCCATATAAAATTGTATCGCACCTGGCTCATTCCTTTTACGCGAATGGATGGTGTCGTGCCCATTTGATCTCTCTTACCAATAATTATAATTTTCATGACTTTATTTGTTATATAAAAAGCCCCCCGCCCAATATTCAGGACGGGGGGCCAAGTTTTAGGGTTGGATTGTAGAAATCCTAGCCGGCATAGAACTTACGCTTGGGTCAACGATAAGCCAGGAACCTGACGAACAACTTCGATGAGTTGTACGGAAGGAACGCGACCACGTGTGTCCTTGCGAGCAGCCATACCGTAGACGGACTGAACACCAACAGCGCTCAAATGAGCTTCGTTTCCGGAGTTGGCGAAGTCGTCGTAATGGAAGATTTGCTCACCGTAGATCTTGCCTTTAGCGAAGTACATAGCGTCTTTACCCATCGCAAGTGCGTATCCGATAGGAGTTCCGATCGAATTAGCTTGAACGAATAAGGAACCTTGTGCGAATACGTTGTCAGTCTTGGTCGCAACCAAGGTGTCAGTTTTTTCGGTTAAGGTTATGCTATTAACAGTAGTAGTAGCTCCAACGGTGTATTCATACAGTTTGTATGCACCTGCTGTATCGATAGCCAAGATGTAATTATCCCCCTCATCGATTGCGAAGGTTTCTCCTCCGCCACCAGGGATGTTAATGGATACACCACGGAAGTTTGCGGTGTAATCTCCGTCACCACCACCGATAACAAGGTCGGAACCCGATTGAGTCAAGGTATCGAAGTTGTAGAAGGTAGGAAGTAATGGAGAACCTTGGCGTCCACGAGCGGTGTCGATAAGAACATTATGGTTAGCAATTATGTTGTTGTCCCATTTAGCATAGCTTCCGGAAAACAATTTGTTCTCTGGCCCACGGCTGTCGGCTTGAGTAATTGCTTCCAAGTAGTCGGGATCAGAACGCAATGGGCGTAAGCATGCGTCTGGTGCGAAGAACAAGTAACCAGGAATTTCTTGGTTTTCGTCTCCACCAGTGTTCATTGGCTCAGCGCCATTGGCGATAAGTGCTTGCTTAGCTTCTTGGATGATGTCGGTGCTTAAGCCGTCAACATATTTAAGCTCTTTGCCTGCTCCTGTTCCGTATCCGGAAAGAACATTTGAAGATCCTTTAGCGGTGCAGATTTGACGCAATGCATATTGAATTTGGTCTTGCTCGGTACGGGACATCCACTCGGACATGACTTCAGCTGAAAGCTGGTCAATGGTCTTACCGGTGAATCTCATAAGTTTCAGGACTTGGGTCCAGGAAACAGCGTGACGAACGAGATCGATTTCAACGGAGAATGTTCCGAAATCAAGAGTATCGGTAGCATTCTTTAAGATTTCTTCACCACGTACACCTTGTCCACGGATAGGAGCAACAGTTGTGAAAGTAATCTTGTCAGATCCGCCTGCGCTAAGATCGCGTTTTTCAGTGATTGGTTTACCGCTTCCTTCGCCGCCGATGAACTTTGCGAATACATTTTTCTCTCTTGCGTCGCGAGTTACAAGCTCGGACCAGAGGCGTGAGCGCAAGTCAGATTGGGAATCGCCTTTAAGGAGATCAGCGTAGGATTTAGTGTTTGATATTAGATCAACATTGCCTAACTCACCTTGGCCAAAAATTTGGGCGTTGGTTGCGTTAGCTGGTGGGAATGATTTTTCAGCCATTTTATTTATTTATTTAAGATTAGGTTTTAGTACTCCTAACTACCTTCTTGGCTGTGCTCCACCAGGGGATCCTAATAGCGAATAAATATCTTTAGTATTCATATTGGGAAGCTGTTGGAGTAAACCTTCGGGGGTAGCCGGAGTGTTTACAGGTTGTGCCGTAGTCCCAGTCGTCAATACTTTGGCCTGTGTACCCATTTGCGGAGCGGTTTGTTGAGGAACCTGAGGAGCTGGAGCGGGCTGAGCCTGCGGTGCCTGCTGCATCGGGTTAATCGAAGCAAATTCGCTTGCTATGAGTTCTGGCCATCGTGGTGATTCAAAGACTGCGGCGTAGTCGGGGTCGGACTGAGCCTGCGATACGAAATCATCAAACTGTTTACGATAAACGGATTGTTTGTCCTGCAGCTGAGGAAATCGATTGTAGACTCTGTCGCGGCTATCCATCGCTTTAGAACGATGGGATTGATAAACTTGCTGCTCTCTTTCTTGCTCCACTTGCTGTTTACGGAGAGTCAAGTTTTGCAGTTGAAGTTCTTTTTTCATGATCTCACGCTGAAGCCTAAGTGCTTCGGTGGTCTCTAGATCTTCTGCTGCTTTCTCGACTGATCCTTCAAGCTCCAGAATGGATGCGCGAATTTCGTCAGATTCTTTATCGATGCCACTGATTGGGTCGGGCTCGGACGCCTCGACTTGCTCCTGATTGGGCGAAATAGATTGAGATACAGGTTCGGCAGTTTGTCCGTAAATTATTCGGGATGCGTCGGCGAAGGATCCTCCAAAGCCCTCAGACCTGTAAAGGTCGATGACTTGCTGATCTAACTCGTTACGGGGACGGATTCGTCTCTTCCCGAGCTTTTCCTCTTCGGTTTCTTCAATCTCGGACTCAGGGGCTAATGCCTCTGCTTCCGGCTGAAGTTCTTCGACTTGCGACTCTTGGCCTACGGTCTCAGTCTCCGGGATTTGCTCCTCGGCTACGGTCTCAGGTTGCGGGTCGTTGGTCTCCGGCGTTACTCCTAATGCATTACGAATATCGTCGGTTGACGCATTCTCAATGCTGAACTGTTCCTCTTCAATTTGCGGGGAGTGAACCTCCGCGGTAGATGTTTCCATACCGCGAAGATATACATTGGGCTACAAATATGTAACCGGTTGGAATGCCTTTTATAACAGGCATTTAATCTGATTTAGCAGCTAAAAGCTTTAAATCTTATAAAATCAGCCGTATGTGCCTTTTTTAACAGGCTTTTTCTCGCCCTTCTTAGCTTTTCCTTTTCCTTTTTCAGATAAGCAGGTTCTAAATTTTGCACACAGAGCTTTCTTTTTCTCTGGGCAGCCTTCGCAATGTTTAAATGCCATGATTCAGTCTTTCTTGTTTCGAATTAAATTAATCAGCTTGGTAATCATGTATACCGTAGTAACGACACCGCATATGCAAGCGATTGCCTCGTTCCATTGACCGATAGAAATCGTGGCGACTGTGCCGGTCCATCCTAGTATTGCTGCGTTGTCCGTAATCATTGTTATCATGTGTCGAAAAAACTGTTTGTACTTTTCTTTATGTTTTGTACGAGCTTCCGCCCGTGCCAGAAATTGAATACCACGTATAGGACCATCGCCAGGGCTGCGATCATTAGGATGTCGTACACCCCATTTATCATCTTCTCGAACCATCCGCGTTCTTCTTTGAGTTTAAGCTCTACCAATTTTGATACATCTCCTTCGCTTAAAGCTTTTAGCTTTTCAGCCTGAGATTGAACGGTATCACTTTCTTTTATTATCTGCCCTGCGGCAGCTCCTAGACCCGCTCCAGCAAATGCTGTTCCCGGGCCTCCGATTGCGCCCACTCCTCCACCAACAGCCCCCAGGGCGGTAGGTGCAAAGGTCTTCATGCTACACGACGAAGTCATGGCTGCGATTATATAGATCGCAACGAGGACTAGAACTGTAGTGAATAATCGCATAGATGAAAAGGGGCCGGAGAGATAGCCCTCCGACCCCCGTTCAAGTCATGAATGTCTGGTAGTGTAGGGAGGAATTTTTATCCGAGAGCGGCTACAAACTCTGCCAAGGAACCAAGGTTGTCAGATCCGATGAATACATCGTTAACTTTGATGTCCATAAGCTCAGCGTTTGCGTCGTCACCAGAAATGTCGGTCGAAGCAGCGGTAGCTGAAGTTTTGTAGCATACGAATTTGTCTTCACCTTCGTCGAATACCAATGCAACATTGTCCTCAGAGCTTCCGCGCTCCATGATCAATCCAACATCGTTTCCGTTGTTAGTGTTGTCTGCAGCTCCGTCATTTAAGAGCATGATCGAGTCTTTAACTTGGGAGTTAACAGTTTCGAGACTGGTGGTAGTACCTTGAACGGTAAGATTACCGCTGAGTACCAAATCAGTTCCGTTAATCGCTCCAGTAAAGCTTGCGCCAGAAAGGTTAGCCTTTGCAGCGTCTAATGCAGCGTCAGCGGTTGAACGAAGAGTAGCCTCACCAGATACTGCGGTCTGACGATCGGAGATTTCAGATGCGAGATTAGTAGTAAGAGTTGCGTCAGCAGCGATACGAGCGGCTTCTTCGGTGTCAATTTCACCTTGAAGTGCGGTATCAGCAGCAGCACGTGCGGTAGCTTCACCAGTTACTGCAGTCTGACGATCAGAGATTTCCGATGCGAGATTGGTAGTAAGAGTAGTGTCAGCTGCAATACGAGCAGCTTCTTCGGTGTCAATTTCACCTTGAAGTGCGGTATCAGCAGATGCTCTTGCGGTAGCTTCACCGGTTACTGCGGTTTGGCGATCAGTGATTTCAGATGCAAGATTGGTAGTAAGAGTTGCGTCAGCGGCAATTCTTGCAGTTTCTTCTGCATCAATATTTCCTTGAAGAGTGCTGTCCGCCGAGGTTCTTGCGCTAGCTTCACCAGTTACTGCTGCGATACGTGCGGTTTCCTCGGAGGAAATTGCGGTAGCATTAGCAGATTCAGCAGCACGCGCGGTGCTAGCTTCTGCGTCGATGTTAGCTTGTAAGGTTGTGTTTGCTGATCCGCGAGCCGCTGCTTCTGCAGCGATTGCTGCTTCTCTTGCGGTTGCTTCGGCTTCGACATTGGCTTGAACGCCGTCGACCTTGGTTTTTACGGATGCACCGATTTGTGAAAGAATGTTTGACATAGTATGTATATATTCTGGGTTATTTTTGGTTTAGTTAAAAAAAGGGTTTTGTATTCCTCCCCCTAGTCTTTGTGCTCCTATAATCCGCCTACCCACACGCTTTTTCAATCGGATGCTACCGTTTTCCAACCGGTCGCAAGAAGCGCTCATAATCGTTACTAATCGGAAATGGTCGCAAAAGAAATTCGATATCTTTCGCCAAGAATCATCCGGGAAAAGATGGATGTCTCTTCCGGTACTGTTCGTCGATGGGCGAAACAATATGGATGGGAACGAAAACTTGTTAATTCTCGCGTCATTCGATACCTCGCAAACGATGTAGAAAATAGTCTGGGGGTATCCTTTGAGTAACCTAGCCAGCGCTATCGGGTCTGCGGTTCGCAGCTCAACTGAGCATAACCGTGGATTGGTTAAAGTAGTAGATACAGAAGCAAATATACTTGCCCGGGAGAATGACCCCGTCGGATCGATCGCATTAGCTAGCGATACAAATAAGCTATATATCTATCTAGGATCCAGCTCCTGGGGAGCGATCGCTATTACGGTTTAGATAGGCTCCTCTGAGGTTACGAACCAGCTTGGGTCGCGGTCTACAAGCTCGGATGAATCAAAATGTTGGTCTGCTTTAAAAGGTCCTTCGGTTTTTACTCCGAATGCAAATAATCCGTAATCTGCATGCTCAGGATTCATAATCATATGACCTTCGCTTGACCCATTAAATCCAACAGTTCCTTTACCGTCGGGAAGGCCAAACGCAATCATCATTTCTGCTTCTTTAGCATCAAATTCCGCCGGTGTACTAAATAATTTATATTTCATATTAGGAAGGGACGGATGTTGAGAATGTAGGTTGAGAATTCGCAACTGTGGTTGCGTGATTACCGTTTCCAGAAATATCTTGGATTCCGGTCACAGTTCCGCCGTCTGTCGCACTGTCGGATTCACCCATTCTCCACCAACCGTTTGGTTGCAGGTCACCTAAATCTCCGGGAACCCCGTTGTTATATATGTCAGATATTTGTGAGGCGGTTAAGGGGCTATCCCAGAAAGAGGCTTCATCAAGCAGACCAGTAGTATTGTATCCAGTACCATAATCAACTTTCATTAGCTTGACAGAGTTAAAATAAAAGCCGGAGACAATACCGGATGTTGACGTCTGGTAACCGGAAATATCACCGGTATTACCGCTCGCAAGAGTGGCGGCATACGCGATAACCCCATCTATATAAATATCGTAACCGGTACCGTTATGGTTCATGACAATATTATGATACCCTGCGGCAAGACCGTCTCCGCTTGTAGGCACGTCGTAAGTTGTTTGCCAACCACCCGCGTAATAGCCTAAAAGATCCTTGTTTCCGTTCCAGTAACCCCAACCTAAGCCTTGTAGGCCTCCACCTAAACCTATTAACCAGCCAATATTTCCACCGGAACCAGAGATTAGTCCTGGTGAGCTAGTTACACTTAACCAGATAGACATACAACCTAAGGAGTGACCAGCTGTTCCTAAATCTCCTAAATTTAGATAGCTAGTTCCATCAAAGCTCACGCTGTAGTCGTTGGACATGGGTACCGCGCCGGTGCCATCGGAATCGAGCTGTATCCATTCGCCATCGGTCGCATCCCAGACGATGAATTGATTTGTGCTCGTCTCGAAATATGCTTTCCCGTCGGGGATACTATTAGTATTCGCCGATCGTGTTGCTACTGTATCAAGGGTTGCCATTAGAAAGGTTCTTCGCTCGTCCACGCAGGACCTCTCAAGATCGCAAGAATTTCTGCGTGACTATGCTCAGTCTTTCCGGCAAGGAAAGATGGTTGTGTGCCTTCGTACCGTGCTAGTATCTTTGATCCGTCTAAACTCTTACGACTGTACGATTCATCGATGTCGATAAGCTGGTCAAAATCGAAACCACTAACCTCGGAAGTATTTGCTATTACATATGTTCTCATATTAGTAAGGCGTGTTGGTTGAGTCGGTAGCTTTAGCTACAAAAGTAGCACCATTGTTAGTGCCGTTGTTAATTCCTGACTCATCGTTCGCATTATTTTCTAAACGATACAGCGAAGTATAATTAATGTAGCTGTAAGGTGTTGCTCTAATATCGTCTATTTCACTAAGTGTTAATTCACGAGTAAAGAAGGCGACTTCGTCTAAGTGACCTCCTAAGAAATTAGTAGGCGACGCCCCTCCTACTGCTCCTATTTGCATATTGTGATAACTTGTACTAGTCGTGGTGGTTAACCCAGAATTGCTTCCTATTAACGAGCCGTCTTTATACATCTTTAAAGTACCTCCATTACCTGAAGCAGTAACAGCTATATGATGCCAATCGTTGTCGGTAATAGCACTGGTTACATTTACAAAAATATCGTTTGCAGAATCTGCACCAGGTGAAACCACTACTCTTAATTGCTTCGCTGCACTTCTATTATCGTACCAACACATCACACCCGGTTGACTGCCTGTATTAGTGTTACCTAATAAAAACTGATTAGCCGCTGTGCTTGTGTGATCCGTGAACTTTACCCAACAAGTAAAACTAAACTCACAGGTCTGCTGTAGAAAATCAAATTTTTTGTTTGTATCAATGTAATCATTTGCACCGTCAAACAAAGCACTATAAGAATTGGACGGAAAAGAACCTGTAGCAAAACCACCATCGCTCTCCCATGACCGCCAAGCCGTGCCGTCCCACGCGACTATAGAACTGTTGGTATCATTAAAATATGCGCGACCTTTTGCGCTCGTATCGAGGCTCAGTGCATTGATCTCTGCTTGTGTTTTTACTTCAAATGTACTCATGAATAATTTGTAATTTTAGCTGTCAAAATTAAAGATGTGCCACGCGGATCCGTTCCATACTAAAATATTTCCTTCGTCCGATAATGCGGCGGTGCCAATTTCTTGGGTGCTATCCGCTAGGATTGTTGCTTCTGCACCAAATAGATCGATTTCAATATATCCGCTGGCCGAGCTGTCATTTGTGAAAATTTTCCAGACTGGCCCGGTTGCATTGGTGCAAAGATGTAGAGCATTGGTCTCGCGATTGACCACAAGATCGCCAGCGATTGGAGTTAGCAAATCGATCGCTGCCTGGTTTGCATATGTATTAATGTCGCTCACTTTGTATTTATGCTGCTGCTGGTTGATATTCGTGCCATGCGGATCCGTCGAAGATGTATAGCTTGTCAGTATCCGTTCCGTACATCACGGTACCAGTAGCATCTCCTTCGCGTAACCGGATGGATGATTCTGTATCCCCGGAAATATTAAGCGTCAAGGCGGCGGCTAAGCTGTCAGCTTGAATACTTGCGATATTGGATGCAGTCCATACAGAACCAGCCCAATAATAAATTGCGCTTGTATCACTGGCTACAGCAACGGTACCCTTCGGATCGCTTGCTCGGGCCAATATATTTGCTGCGGTATCATAGACCGAGACGGTAACATCAGCAGAGCTTGCCACAAAGTCGCCATAATTTCCAATAGCAGATTCAAGAGTGGTTACTTGACTACTTGTTGCTACATGGTTTGCAGCGGTAGGTTCGGGAACAATTAAAGGACCAGTAAGAGTACCACCGGCAAGATTTAATTTTTCTCCGAGCTTTCCGCTTAAAGAGGTTCCTAAGGCTTCTAAAATGCTGGGCATGCTCTATATATTCCTTGTTATTTAATAGTTCTCAATCGGATGGATGAACTTTTTTACGGTACTTGAACTGCTTGAATATTTGAGGGGCCTGCGGCTGGTTTTGGGCCGTTCAAAGCATCTAAAAATGATTCAAGGTCCAGACTGTCAGCAACTTCCTTCAAGGTGTCCATCTCTTCAGGTGCGCCAGATGTAATGTTTTCCACTTTTGTGGTATTAGTCTCAACCTTTTCTTCAAGCTCAACCATTTCAGATTTTAGTAAATATAAATCTTTTACTCGGCCGACAGACGATCCGGAAGAGGTTATAGTATTTTCGTTATCGTTCTCTCCAGCGGAATTAAATATTTTTATATCTCCCACGGCTTAGTTAGCTGTTACCCCCGTCAGTACGATGCCAATCGGTTCCGTCGTATATGAATAGATATCCGACATCCGAAGCATATTCAATGGTTCCGGCCGGCTCGGTAGTCTTAGCAACAATCGTGTCCTGACTCGCTTCGATATTAATATTAAGCGTAAGCTTTGCAGTAGATAGACCGGTCGGGCCGCTAGTCGGAGCATTAACGGATGCGCCTAACCCTGTAGGACCTTCGGCCGGAGCATTAACGGATGCGCCTAATCCTGTAGGACCCTCGGCCGGAGCATTAACGGATGCGCCTAATCCTGTAGGACCCTCGGCCGGAGCATTAACGGATGCGCCTAATCCTGTAGGACCCTCGGC